CTAATTTAGCTACAATACCAAAATGTTTAGGGATTGTGTCGCTTATTTGATTTACTTCCATTTCAGAGAGTTCAGCTATAATCTTACCACACTCTTTCATGCAAAGTTTACCACTAAGAGTATTTAAGGTAAGAATTTTTGATGTCTTACCTTCATACTTATCTTCAATGTATTTAATGACCTCTAGCCTTCTGTCATAAGAAATGTCGTTATCTACGTCAGCCAATAAACTGCCATCCAGAAATACTTCTCCATTGTGCTCGATCTTCTTAGCTCTGCTTTTTGATACGAACCTCTCAAAGAATAAATCATATTCAATAGGATCAATATTGGTAACTCCTATAACATAAAGAACCAAGGAGCCTGCCGCGCTACCTCTACCTGCTCCTGTCGGAATATCGTTTTCTTTGCAGAAGTTGATAATATCCCAATTCAAAAGAATGTAATCCACAAAGCCGAGTTCATAAAAAATAGTTAACTCTTCTTTTAGTCTGTCATAATAGACTTGAGAGTTTTCTAGTTCATGGATGCCTTTTTCTTTAAGACGAGCAAGGCAAAGCCTTCTTAAGAATTGGAAGTTATCTCCCAAGTCTTTACAAGAAACCTCATCATAATATTTTTTTTGTATTTTGATTTCTGGCAGTTTTACCCCCACTGGAAATGGGGTATCATACCCTTTAAATGCACTAGAACTCATATCTCAAGATCGAATAATTGTTTACGGAATACTTTGAAGTTCATCTCAATGTCGTATAAAGCATCATGCAGCCTCTTAGGGTCATGGTCAATATTATATTTTTTCAATAAGGTAGCTTGAGATGTTTTCAAACCTCTTTCCCTGTAATTTAACAATCTGTATTGCCAACCGATAAAATCGTCTTTAACTACAGGCATTTCTTTAGCTATAGCTGTGGCTAAAGCCTTAGTATCTAAAATTCTAGGTATAAAAGAATAATCTGCACTTAAATTCATAAGCCTTCTCCAAATATTAACCATATAAACATCAAAACCTAAAAGGTTCTGCCCTATTATCAAGTTTTCAGGATTATATAATTCTTTAGAAAATTTATCCCAGACTTGTTTAGGGGGTTCACATCTTTTGTTGTATTCCTTTTCTGTAAAACCTGTGATTTTAGCAGCGCCCTCTGAAACCTCCAAGTCAGGCCACTCAATAAACAGATCATTTTTCTCAATTACACTGTCTCCTTCTACGACCATCCAAGCGACTTGCCAAGGTCGAGAAGTAATCAAGTTCAAACCCTCTGTTTCAGTATCAAAGACCACATATCTTTGCTTTTTGTTAAATCTAAGTAGTGATTCGTTCATTTTTGTTTTTCTAAGTAAGATTCAAAACAGAATTCATTGCTGCCAAAGTGATTTAGATTAGGAGAGCTTAAAGTGGCAGGTCTCCCAAAGTTTCTGTTACAAATAATTTTGTATGTTTGCAAAGCTTCTACGTCCCTTTTATTCTTGTAGAAAATACTTTTTACTTTCTTAGCGGGTCTATCGATTCTAGTAGAGAATGCAATAACTTTCTCTTTTAGTAACTCATCGAATGGAAGATTGTTTTCCTCTACCCAAAAAGTAGGCGTTATCTTAGTGAAATCAGGAACACATTTTCTTAAGTGAAAATTATTATTAAAGATAAATGAATCATAAAAAGGGATGATCAACTCAACACTATCATTCCAAACAGAATTAAGAAACGCAAAATCCACCTTACCATTACCTGTATGAGCGTGGGAATAAATCTTGTAAAGCAGTTTACATCCGACATCATCATTAGCGAACACTACTATTTTATGGTCTGAATTGTCATCTTCTTTTGTGTCGTTACAACAAGTCAGCCTAAGTCCAAAAACAAGATCAATATCTTTATCTTTACATCTATTGTGAGCGGTCACGAATCCCGTCATAGAGTCTTCTACTAGGACTAGCGATTTAACATCGTTTTCTTCGCATATGGTGAAGATGCTATCGGGACCGCCTTCAATCTCGTCTTCATCAAGAGTTAAAATACTCTTACCAATAGAGTAAGTGGACTTGAATACAGGTATCATTAATGGAAGATACCAAATTAAAAGATAAAGTCAAGAAGAATGTGCAGGACAACCTTTATAATATCTAAGCTCATAAGAACCCCCTTCAGGTATCAAACTCTCGGAAAACTCTTCTTCGAAGTATGATTTCGAAAACTGACCTTCCTTATTGTAGACTTCGTAGTAAAAGAAATCAAATTTCATTGGACAATGCCATTTAGGTAAGCCGTCTTTTTTCAACTCTCCTTTTCGCGTCGCAAATCCACAAAGAAGTTTACCACTAAAAGAACTATCTTTTGGGAACCCTTGATGCGCTGCGAAATTATACCTAGCATCTCTTTCTGAAAAGTTATCAAGATATTTTTGGATCTCTGTGAGTTGCAACTCAAATCCCTCTAATTCTTCAGGGTCTAACGGCTTCATTCTGACAACGCCAGATTTAGAAGCATTAGGATCTAAGTCAAACTTTAGAAATAAAAATTCACTGACTCTGTTCGAGTATTTTGGAAAAAGTTTTTTGACGGCTAGACTATACATCAAATCTTGCAAATTATCTGTTTGGTCCTTGCCTTTGAATACGTCTTTACTTGTTTTAAAGTCCCTGATAAGAGCAAATTTTTCTTTCTTGTATAGAAAAAGCTTATCGATAAAGCCTCTTACTTTGTAGCTAACGTTTCCCTCGTTCTTGATAATGTCGAAATCTTTTTCAGAGTATTCTTCTGTTGGTTTAGATAAATCTCCACCGAAGAAATCATAAGATAATCCATTGAAGATCATATCCTTCATCAAATCTACATTCTCTTTATCATCAACGCCTTCTTTTACGGCATGTTTAAGGATAAGTCTTTTTATAGAGGGAACAGAAAAAACGTCTTCAGTTTTAATTATTTTATTAAAATATTTTTTTCTTTTTTTAACCCCGAGAACCTCAAAAACAAGGTGACATATTGATCCTCTTCTAGCTCCATCATTTCCTTTTTCTGGAAGACGGAGTTTATATTTTGACCAATATAGCCAAGAACAAGACTGTGCCGTTTTGATTCGACTAGCCGATAGAGGTGTTTGAGGTTCAGGCATCACTAAGTAATAGAGCAGTTTTTACTTCTTTTTTAGTGAAGCTAGAAGAATTGTTTTTAACAAAATCGCAAATAAATTTTAGTTGTGCATTTTGATCTATTGATTTTTCATCCCAATATTTTTTAATGTCACAGCCGTCTATATGAGCATCACCGAAATCATTATACGGCTTCGGCGGGAATTTTACACTTAAAGAGTTTAGATCGAAATAGTTAGATAATTTCAAAAAACTTTTCAAGGCTGCAATAAACCCTCTATTTTCCCCGCTATTGTTATCGTTATTTGTTGAAATATATATGCGATTAATACACCTACTACTAAGGTAATTAACAATGTTATTATTAACAGATAAACCAAAAATGACAAGAACATTCCTAATGTTTTGTTCGTAAAGAGCCAATGCATCACCTATACTTTCTACTAAAATTACTTCTTCCTTTAAATTTATTTCTTCTTCTACCCCTGTTGTTTTATTAAAAGCTGGGTAGACCCAATTATTACGCTTCCCGATATGTTTCCATTTAGGGAAATTATTATCATCATCAACTTTTCTTCCTGAAAATCCAATGATTTGTTTGTGTTCATTATAAACAGGAAAGACCATTCTTCTATACATCTTTCCTACCCCTGCTAAACCTACTTGAAAAACCTTTTGGGTTTCTTCAGATATGTTTCGTTTTTTATAGAAGTTATAGTTAGGGAATAATCTCTCTAGATGAGAGTCATCGTAAATTTTTTCCATTTCAATTTTTTCTTTGGGCTGGTAAACAGTTACATTATCTGTGGAAGAGTTTAATAAAATTTCTTCTGTCTGTTTATTGTCTTTTAAAGTGAGTCTGATTAGAGCCTCAAAAGGCTTGCAACCTTTGTTCTCAACGAAGTCCATCCAGACACCAGTATTTTTGTATATCTTGACGGCGGTATTATTGTCTCCATCTCTGTAAAGAGCTTGAGTTCGCCAATGGTCACCACAATCTATGAGACTATAGCCTATCGATTCTAGAATTCCTTGGAATTCTTCAGAATTGATCGAAGTCGGGGATTGTTTCTTGGATTCCATCATTATCTAAATCTTCCTCTCCATTCAGAATTCTAGCTACATCTCTAAGATCTCCTCTTTCTGTTATATTGAAATTATTAAAATCTAAATTAATAGCATTTTTTCTCAAAGAGTCTCCAATACTTACAGGCTCCACAGCTCCAGCAATATCACTACCTAAGTGTCTAGCTTTTACATTAATAAGCTTATGTGTTCCGAATCTCCCGCCTTCAGTCTCTACTTCGTCTGTAGTTTTACTGCGGAGAATAAACATGTGGGAACAAAATTGAGTAATCCTGTCTGATAGAGAAACAATAGATTCATCATCAACGATATTTTGAGAATTCCTGTTGGTTGTTATGCCGTATCTATTGGATTGAACTGATGTGATCATAGGAATAACAGGGTTACCGTCATGTAGTATTTCTTTTTGGACACATTTCTTAAATTTGTCAACCATTTCTCCGACAACTTGCCATTCTGATTTATTACCATTATTTTCAGACGTTGTTTTGATATAATCAAAAGAAAAGACCATTTGGTTACCCCTACCGACTTTAGCGTAATAAAATCTCTTTAGAGTGTTAACCATAGAATCTACATCCATACCACCTACATTGTAGTAATAAAATTTTAATTTACTTATTTTCGGCCAAACAGATCTGACTTTATCCACCACATCCTGTCCAGCTTGCCTCCATTTGCCATTTTCCAACAAATGCATTGGAACTCCAGATATAGCAGCACATTGCCTCATGATGAGTTCTTCTTTACTCATCTCACCATTATCAAAATGCAGAACAGGAACGTTATATTTTAAACTAACCTTAGTGGAATAGTCCATGCAAAACTGCGTCTTGCCCACACCAGAACGAGCGACTATAACCGTAATGTTACCAGCCCTTAGAAGAGAGCCATAAATATCATTTATCTTCCCATGTGGACCCATCATGCCGAATTCAGTCACAGGATTATTCCCGCGCTCTTCGACGAGAGCTTCCATCTCCTCATAAATATTTTCTGGACTATCGTTTCCTATCTCATAGAGATTAATGCGAGAATTATAAACATTGTCAGCCACCTCTATAATATCTCTATAAGAAGATTCTGGGGAAATATTCTTCATCTTCTTCACTATCTCTTGAGAAGACTCCAGTATTTCCCTTCTTATCGTATACTTTTTGAGTTCTTTAGCTGTCTTTAAAATATTACCTTTGGGGACTTTTCTTAAAGATAATGATTTAATATAATCAGAAGGATTGAGATTATCCTCAAACGATAAACCGACATCATTTACTCTCTGGGCAATAATAATTTCATCAATTTCATCACCAGCATCAATCGCTTGCTGAATGATCCTGAAGATAGCCGAATGCAACGAGCTTTGTTTAGAGTAAAAATCTGAATTACTAATAAAATTAGAAATCTCCGCAAGACTTTCTGGTTCTTTGAGTAAACCAGCTAATAATTGTTTTTCTAGTTCAAAATTGTATATCATTAGTCTTCTTCTACTATTTCGTTAGATGCATGTTGAAAATGATTTTCCAGAGTTTTTGTTAAAGCAAATTCTGTCATACCACAATCAAATTTACAATAAATAAGCGGCTTTCCATTTTCAGAAGAAACAGCCATAATAACACCTTTATACTTATCAGCCCCTCCCGAAAGCTCATAAAGCTTATCAACCATCTCTGTGGGAATACAAAATTCCTTATCGTCACTGCCTTCTGGTAAATTCATAAATAAATATCTTGCTCTGTAAATAAAGACGCTTGGATTTCGTCTTTTGGATAAACTTCTGCTAGCTGAATTTCATTAGCCTTACAAAAGTTTAATTTGTGCTCATCTCTTTTAAGTTGATCAGCATATTTAAAATGGTTTTTATGGAAAAACTTAACAAATTTTGTGTGTTGCGCTCCCTGAACTTCTACGGCTATTTTTTTATTAGCGTTATAAAAGTCTAAAGTTAGTCTGCTACCAACCACACGAAACTCTTCGAAAACAATGTCATTTTTCCAGTATTTATACAAGAATTTTTTGACAGTAGTTTGAAATTTACTTCTGCTAGGTTTTTCCCAATCAATTAAATATTTCTTCGCATTTTTCAGATTTCTTTCTTTGCCGTATCGGTCAACAAATTTCATGCTACAATTTGTTCTTTAAAATAGTCAATGAGGAATTTACACAAATCTTTATTATCCTCGATAGTTTTAAATAAATTATTATCTCCTTGTATTTTTTCTGGAAAGTCAAATTTATTTTCTTTTAGCAAATCTAGAAAATCTTCTGTAGGTTTAATCCAAGCTCCTTTCTTCTGCATGAACTCCCAAGCGTAT